AAGCTACTTCACGCATTCTTGGTAGGACAACTGCTGGAACTGGCGCGGTAGAGGAAATTACAGTTGGAACTGGACTCTCGCTTTCTGCTGGAACATTGACTAATTCGTCTTTAGGAACAAAAACCCTCTCTCGCTTCACACCACGCGAGAACCAACCTCCCGCCACAAACTTTGCTACGCTTGATACTCGCAACTCTATTGCTCTGCTAGACTTTGACGATACGACAGATGAAAGCGCAATCTTTCTTGGCATCATCCCAGAGGCGGCAGTCCTCGGAAGCGGACTCAAGATTCGCTTGATCTGGACAGCAACCACAGCCACCTCCGGCGACTGCGTGTGGGACGCTGCATTAGAGAGGATGAATACTGACATCGACTCAGACAGCTTCGATACCGCTGCGAGCGTGACCACCACGACCAACGGAACCAGCGGAGTGCCGAACTACTCGGAGATCACCCTCACCACCATCGACTCGCTTGCTGTGGGAGATGGCTTCCGCCTCAAGATCAATCGTGACGCAAACAATGCGAGTGACACCATGACAGGCGATGCCGAACTCATCGCCGTCGAGGTGCAACAGATTGCTTGATTATGGCTTACGGATTTAACGGGACGAATCAAAGATTAATCACCGGGAATGTTTATGGAAATTCTCCAACCGCGATTTCCATGAGTATTTGGGTAAGACGCAATGGAGCGCAAGTAAGTAAAGTAATCTGGGCGCACAGTGCTTCTAACAATTTATTTTTCAGATTTTTTTTGGACGCATCAACGCAACCTAATTTTAGTTACAGAGATTCAGGATTCACGACGCAAGCAAACATTACCAGAACTGGCGCACTTGCCGACCTAACATGGACTCATTTTTGCGTTTCTGTAACAACAAATTCCGCCACATTTTATGTTGATGGAATATCTGCCGGAACTGATACATCCGTTTCGATGGCAAACAATAATCCGACTAAATCATCATTTGGCGCAATTGATGCAAGCGGTTCTAACAGTTGGCAACAGCACTTCGCCGGAGAGTTGGCCGATGCGGGAGTTTGGCTGGGAACTCTTAATGCCGCCGAAATCACCAGCCTCTCCAAAGGCATGACCTGCGACAAAATCCGCCCGCAGAATCTCGTCTTCTACGCCCCGCTCGTCCGCGACCTGCAAGACCAAAAAGGCGGTCTCACCATCACCAACAACAACGGCGCAACAGTAGCAACCCATCCAAGAGTATATGCCTAATTACTACAATAAAACAACATTTTATCGTAAGGATATTGACCAAGAATTGATTGATCTTTGGGTAGAGACAAGCAATCCCAAACTTGGAGAGTATGAACTTACCCCTCCGCAACCCGAACCAGATGCAATTTGGGGGCCGGGATATTGGATTATTCCTCCTCCTCCAATTTACACCGCAGAGCAATGGTTATCCAAAGAAGGTTACGGAGCCACGCAGCTTGTAACACTCTTAGATTTATACGCAGCACTATCCGCAGCAGGAAAATCTTCTGTTAAGCTCAACGCAGTTAAAGCGTGGACAAATGCTGTCCTTGGTGAATATGTTCAGAACGCTCAACCAAAAGAAGACTGGGGAGCCGCGCCATATAACTTCAACGAAACTGTTGTAGAAGCCTATCAAGAACTCGGACAATGAATACACCAGACGGAAACATCGGACATGGAACTGGGTTTGCAGGGACAATCTTCAGCGTATTTGCGGTAATGATTTCTATGCTTCCAGAGTTAGATGTGTGGTTCCGAATTTTGGCTTCTCTTTCCGCAATCATTGCAGCTTGGGTATCAATCTATGTGATGCTATCCAAGTTGAGCAAAGATAAAAGAAAATGAGATTATCGTTAACGATACTCGCTGTAATATTACTTTCCTCCTGCGTAAATATACCGATACCGCCGATTGGAAAGGATCAAGGCAAACTTGGTTCAGTCCAACTCAAATTGGCGGTATCGTATATTCCTTTAGTAAAACCACAGAACAAAAAAGAAAAAGAGAAAGAAGATCCAAGTGTAAAATATGCATTTGAGCAATTCTCTAAAACCATAAAAGACAAATGAAAATCGTAAACATCCTATTGGAACGCCTGTCCGAGAATTCGACATGGCGCGGAATCATCCTCGTAGCGACTGCTCTTGGAGTTAAGCTCGACCCAGAGTTGCAAAACCAAATCCTCGCCGCTGGCTTGGGATTGGTCGGCGTCATCAATGTCCTTCGTAAAGGCAAGTGACTAGGGCCGAGATAGAGAGTATGCAAGCCCGTATTGGCGTAAAGCCAGACGGGTGGTGGGGGCCAAAGAGTATAGCTGCTCTAAAGAAGCACCTTGCTGTTATGTCTCCCAATCCTCCTATCTCACCAAAGCCTACCACAAAAGCCTGCACAGAGTTCTTCGGCAAGCCGGGGCAAGTTCCAATCGTCCGAATCAATGCTCCATACAAGATGTATCTGTATGACGGGCCAGAGACGATCAGCGGGATTCCTATCCACGCAAAGTGCGCCGAAAGCCTTATTGAAATCTTTGAGGACTTGCTAGACATCTATATAACTCCAGACTCAAGAAGTGCAGCAGGTATCGACAAGTTCTTTGGAAGCTATGTCAACCGACCACAGCGCGGAGGATCAGAGCCAAGCAAACACGCATGGGCTGCGGCAATTGATCTAGATGCCAGCAACAATGGTCTGCACACAGTATGGCCTACAAGATCACGGATGCCCCTACAGGTGATCGAGGTCTTCGCCCAGCATGGGTGGATTAACCTAGGTGCGGTGATCGGAAGAGACTCTATGCACTATCAATTTAGCCAATAAAATCATTTGACTTAAAACCAAACTATCGTTAACGATAAAAACATGAGTTGTTCAAACAATAACTGCGGATGCAGCCCCAGCGGATACCCAACCGCAAATAACGAATGCTGCACAGATGTAGCTTCATACACACGCTTTGCTTATAGCTCTGCACAGTCAGCTTATGCTAACGCTCAGAATGCAGAACAATCTGCTGAAGACGCCGCAACAACATTAGCCAATGTTGTTCAAAAAACTGGCGACACGATGACTGGTCTTCTTGTTCTTTCTGGCGATCCAGTTGTTGCATTAGGAGCATCTACAAAACAATATACAGATACGAGAGTTCTCCGATCTGGGGATACAATGACGGGATTCCTGACATTGAATGCCGATCCAACAAACAACCTCCACGCCGCAACAAAAATCTATACTGATACCGCTGACGCATTAAAGGTTTCCAAAGCTGGCGATTCAATGAGTGGAGCTTTGACTGTAAATAGCACAATTACAGGAAACAGTATTGTATCAAATGGAGCTATCTCATCAAATGGAGCTATCTCATCAAATGATTCTGTTGCTGGAATTGGATATGTGTCAGGCGCGGGTGCTTCCGTAACGCAGTTAATATCACAAACAACAGCCGTAATAATTAACAATATCTGTGGATCAATAGTATTGTTTTCAGCAGCACCAGTATTAAATACTTGGTATTCATTTACTGTAACAAATAGCGCAGTCGATGAAACAGATGTTATTCTAATCAATCAAAAAACAGGAGCAAACAAATACGACATCGTAATAACTGCTGTTGCAAATGGAAGTTTCCAAGTATCATTTTCTTCTATTTCTGGAACTGGAAACGAAGCTCCAGTATTTAACTTTGCCGTAATTAAAGCAGTAACATCTTAATCTTATGCCTTGTCAACCAGCACCTCCTTGCGAGCCTACATTCCCGCTTTTCTGTGAACCGCTTCCAGCAACGACAGATGGTCGCAGATTAGTAGTTGAAGACTCTGCATCTTGCCAAAAAACAATCGCCACAACTCCATTTCCAAGCATTCTAAAATCAACGAATGCAGGAACTATCGAGTGGGAGGGCGGATCGACAGGATCAGTTCTTTCTTACACTACTGCTGGCAATATTGAATTTGTTGACGGATCATCTACTGACCCTCTCAAATTGCCAAACGCAGCAAGCCATACGCTAGACAATGTTCCAAAAACATTGGTCATGCTCGCAGATGGAACTGTGAAGGTATGGGAACCATCTCTGACAGCAGACAAGTTCATTGCCTATTGGGATGGTGGAGACTGGCGCGTTAACACTCTCAACAGCATTCTTCCATCTGGACAAGGCGTATTGATCCGTGACACAGCTAATACTCTTCAGATCGTTCCAAATGGAGTCTCTGGTTCATCCTTTCAGATGGTTGGAACTTCTCCGCAATTCGTAGCTGCCGCGCCAAACCAATTGCCGCAAGGATACCTATTTGGTCTTACAATTGAAAACAACGGAGGATCACCATTTGATACACTTGATATCAACATCGGTCGTTGCCGTAGTTCAGACAATACATCTGACTTGGTTCTATCAGCGTTAATGACCAAGTATGCGAATACTGCTTGGAACCAAGGAACGAATGAAGGCGGATTGGACGCTGGCTCACTTGGAGCGAATCAAACATGGCATATATATGTAATTTCAAACAATTCTGCTGTTGATGTCATATTCTCACAGAATGGAATTTCTCCAACGCTGCCATCTGGTTTTGGTTTGTATCGTCGCATTGGATCATTCACAACAAATGCTTCCGCGCAAATACGCCAATTCTCTCAAGTCGGAAATAGATTTTATTATACAGAAAGACCAATAGTATCTCAATCTGGTGTTGCTCTTGGAACTGGAGGAAACCTAATTACCTTAAATGGCATTCCAGCAGATGTCCGTGTTAAGCCGATCATTTCAAGCCAAATCACAGCAGCGGTGGCGTGGGCATTTTACGAATCCATATCCACATATCCAAGCACTCAAATACCGGGAGCGAACAATACTACTGCAAATACATACCTGCGCCAAGGCCAAGCCGCAGCAATGGTTGGTGCTTACAGCTTGGAAGTCTATACAAATTCAGTCAGACAAATCGGAATTGATGTTAGCGCAGCAGTTACTGCTGGTGCATCTGGACTTTATGTGGATGTCTATGGCTGGTATGATGATCGCGGTCAGTATTACTAATGGCTACTGAGGGATCAGTCTTTGATGGATTCACAAGTGTAATAGCGCAAGACGCTGATACACACCCTTCTTATTTGCCAGAGTTCTATGTATCCGAATCGGTCAACCGCACATTTCGCGGAGGGATTAATAGAACAAGACCGAGCATTCGCAACCTACAGATAGTTGCAGGAGAAGATCAGCCAGAAACTATCGTTAACGATATTCAGATAGGAAATTTCCAAGGAGCCTTCGCATATCGTCGCACCAAGTTAGAGGCAAATGACGGGATAGCAATTTCTGTATCTGGCACAATCTATTTTTTAAGGATAGTCAATAATATCGCATACGCCTACAAGCTCATTGATGGTAACGATCCTGACATGATGCACACATGGTTTGTGCAGGCAGAAGATCGCCTTTACATCCAGAACGGATATCAGAACGCAATTAGCTGGGGCGGGGATTTATCCGAGCCTGCATACCGACTAAATCCATTCGCTGGAAAGATGCCGATTGGAACGATCATGGAGTATGCTTTTGGTCGAGTATTCGTTTCAGACCGCTTCAACCGCATCTATGCATCTGACATTATCTATGGTAATGGATTCACAAATACTCTGAATACAGAAAACTTCACAGAGATCACATATTGGGCAGAGGGAGGTGCGTTCTCCACACCATCCATGATGGGGAATATTACAGGCATGAAGGTGATGCCAGACTTGGGAGATAACCTTCGCGGCCAAGGGGCATTGGTTGTGCTTTGCGGGAATGGAGCATTCTCGATGGATGTCAGTCTTTCTAGAACGCAATGGAACACATCAAATATCCAACGCATCTCACTTCTTGGAAGGGGATGCACAAGCCCATATCTGACTACTGTGAATAGCGAACTATGGTTTCGCTCGCATGACGGATGGTCATTCTACTCCAATAGCCAAACAGAGTTCTACCGCTATTTCTCCATGAGAAAACTGTCTCGTGATGTGAACAAATGGGTTTCGCGTGACACGGCTTGGCTGAAGCAATTCGCCAGCACTATGTTTATTAACAACTACTTGATAAATACAGTAGCTCCGCAAACAAAAAGCACACAAAAAGAAAACGGAGTGACTGGACTGCATAGATACCATCGCGGGATGGTGGTTCTTGACTTAGACCAAGGATCATCTCCAAACCCAGACGCTCAATTATCTTTCCGCTGGAACGGACTCTGGACTGGCGTTAGACCAACTCAACTACTTTCAGCACTAATCAACGGAGAGCAGCGAGGATTTGTATTGTCTTTCGACTCTGATAACAAGAACAGACTTTACGAAATCACAAATACCCGCACAGCAGATTACGGCCCTAATGGAACTGTAGAGATCGAATCATTCTTTACTACGGGTCGATACGACTTCAGTAGATCGCAAGAAACAAACAGATTTCTCCGAAAGAAAATAACTGGTGGAGAGATGTGGTTGTCTGAAATACCGGGCGAGGTTACAAGCTATG